GGTCAGCTTGTGGGCGATAAATTCGCAACCTTTCTTGGTAATGTCAAAACATAGGCGTTCTTTCCCTTGCTCGTCCTTATAGGTGTTTTCTCTGAAGAAATCAGCCACATCAATTTTGATTTTACCTGTAATATTGTTTTGTTCCATCTGTTTACAGTACCTTTTGATATCTCGTAACATGTTTGCGTGTGTCTTTTCGACCATTTCCGCAACTTCCATGCTGGTTAGAGTTTGCTCTAATTGTTTCATCTGAATATCGTTCATCAGCAAATCCCCCATTTCTGCTTAAATGAAATAATTGTTTTCAAAATAAACTGCAAAAATTTTTCGTCCTGTATGCTCTGGATTTCCGTTATCAGCTGTTCTTTCATCTCGCACCGCCTTTCTTGTCAGATGCAAGGTTACTTGTAAAAATCCAGACACATCTTAAAAAGTGTTCGCTAAGTAAATTCAGATTTTTGGTAATTGCTTCAATATAAAATTCTTTCATTATCTTGCACCGCCTTTCTTTACAAGGCGGTAAATACCGTCGTGATCTATTACGTCCTCATCATTCAAATCTGCCATAAATATTACAACGCCGCGCAACAATTTTTCGTTATCACATTGGATTGCAAGCCGAGAAAGCAACGATCTGTACTGCTCAATTTGGCTCGGTAAATAAGTTCCATCCTTTTTTATGATTTCATTTCTGAAAATGTCCTTAAGAATTTCGCTGGCAATATCAACCTCATCGGATTCGTTCGGCAGTCCGAGCAAATTCATGGCTGATGTTACCACTTTGCGAAAACCAATCGGAGAAAAATTATCAATGTCCGTTTCGGTACTCCAACCACGGTTATACTTCATCCTCTCGATTTCCACAACATGATTCACTTTCTCCATCAGCGCGTCACTATTAAGTATCGTTCTTACAATTTCTTCAATGCTTCTCATAGATTTTTCCTGCCTTTCGTTTGCTGTTTGACAACCATTCCAAAAAGCGGTATAATCCATGTATCAACCGCTTTTGGTGGTTGCTTGAGTATTGGAGTAGTTATATTGCTTGTCAGGGCTGTAACTACTCTTTTTCATTTTCTAAAACATTTTCAATCCCTTTTCTTACAACATCAGTCCTCGTGACGTTGTGTTTTTCACAGTATTGGTTAAGCTTATCATTTGTTTTTTCATCAATTCTTGCTTTAACCTCTATCGTTTTTGGAGATAATGCTTTAGGTCTTCCTGTGCGTGGAGACATTTTTACACCTCACTTTCTGTGGCACAATTAAATAATAATATTTGAGCCACAAAAAGTCAATACCCTTTTGAAAAATTCCCAAATCCACAAATCACTAGCTGATATTCAGTTGTCAATGTTCAAACAAACAGGGGCATTTCTGCCCCTGCCATTACATTTTGGAAACAAGCGTTGACAGCTTGCTTTTTGTCATTGTGCGCTCCTCCGGGGTCATGTCGGATATAAGCTCCGCCATATCCTCCGAAAGCTCTTTCATGTATCTTTCAAGGTCATGCATCTTTGCATCCTTGTCTTCTGGCGTATTGCCTTTGTGAAGCTCTTTGCTTTCCATGTAGCTTCTGCGGCTCATTCCGCTTTTGCCCTCTCTGCGATCACGCATTCCACCATCTGATGCCATTTTAGGTTCTGTGTAATACATTCTGCCAGAGTGACGATCCATATCACGGTCTTGTTCCATTTCCCGGTACATTTCTGGTGTCATGTGCCAGTACGGAGGTTCGTCATATCCTCTCCGCGTTCCTCTTCCCTTTGGCGCAAATCTTCCGTCTGCATAGCGGTAGTTATCATAAAATCTTCTGCCGTCATCGAATCGATCAAACATTTCCATTGTTTCATCTGCACTGGATTCTTCCATTGCTTTCATCAATGTACGATAATACATTGCTTCTGCAAGGTCTTTCATCATGTCTGTAACCTGTCCCATTTCACACGGGTCTATATTTTCAATTCCTTTGTCAATTTCGCATTTAGCACATTCAGACAGTTTTTCAATCATGTCGTGCATTCTCATAATATCCATAAAACCGCCCTCCTTACGCTTCCCGGACTGCAATTAAATTGCTGTTCTGAACTTCGATTGCCTGCGTAGACGTATTCTGTACCGCTACCGTAACACAACAACCGCGAGGAACGTCCACATATGCCTGCGCCGAAACGTTAAAGAAGTTTTCAACTGCCGCCGGTGTAACAATCATTCGAGTTGACTGCAACGGTTCTCCGTCAATTGCAATAGCAAGTGAAATAGCTTCAACTGTTCCACCGGTAGGAATTTGAATGTTTCCAGAATAAGATACCAAAAATCTTGCCCGGCACTGATTTGTAAGTCCTCTTAATTTAACAATGCCACTTCCCTGTCTATGAACAATGCATTTTGTTGCGCATACCGGAGTTTCTGTAAATGCTACATCTTCTCCCTGCGCGACAGTTTGAATTGCAATTCCTGTAAATTCTGCCATAATTATTTACCTCTCTTTCAAAAATAAGGGCAAACATTATAGTCTGCCCTTTGTGTTTATAAGCAATACTGCACAGCAGACATAATCGAGTTAAACTCAATTAAGATACTCAATTATTCAATTTTGTGTAGCAGCTACTTTTAGCAGCTACATCCTGTGTTGCATCCACAGCCATACGCATAAGCGTTAGGATTTGGAACAACATATGCCGGGATTGCAGCCGGATTTACAGCGTTGATGATCTGCTGTGTCTGCGCTGACATTGCAGTAGTGAGCAATGCAGACTGGCGATCCTGTGATGCGGCTCTTCTTAAGTCATTATTTTCTGCCTGTAAGGAAGAAATCTTTTCCTGACACAGGTAATCAAGGATTGCCCTTGTTCCTGCCTGCTGGCTGTCGATAATGTCTCTTGTGTTGCTGTTCATGGTGTTCTGCAGTGCACATGTGTTCTGCGCCATATTGTAGTTCACACCCTGGATAGCTTCTCTGGTTTCGCAGCAATTAGCCAACTGGGACTGCAAAGCATTCTGCGCCTGCATAAGTGTCACGTTTGTGGTATTAAATCCCTGCTGTGTCTGGTAGCCAAGGTTGCAGATTGCATTGTCCACACCATGGAAACCGTTCATAACGGCGGTATTCTGTGCGTAAAATCCATCACAGAGACCATTTGTGATACCATCTAACTTTCCGATGATAGCCTGCGTGTCAAAACCACGCTGAATTGCAGAGTCGGTGTATGCAGATGCTGTCGCTCCCATACCTCCGTTTCCTCCCCAGCCATTGCCGCCAAAGCCGCCCCAGCCAAAGATCATAGCGAAGATAATGATAGCCCACCAGCCATCGCCGCCCCACATACCATCATTGTTTCTTCCGTTTCCTGTCACTGCTGCAATATCAGCAAGACTAGGCATTGCATTTCCATTAAACATTTTGTTTACCTCCATCTGATCTATTTACAAATGGGATAACCGGTTATTTTGCGCGCACCCCAAAATGTACTAATGATTAAACATACTCATAACTTTCTGTTTTGCTTCATCTACCGTAATTCCTCTTTCTTTACAGAGATTCTCTGCCATTGTCTTAAGTCCACCTGTATCTCCGCTTTGATACATTTGCATGGCATTTTTTGCCATAGGATTGTTTTGAACCTGCGGAGAATTCATCATTTGATTTAACAATAATTGTGCCGGATTCATTCTGGATCACTCTCCTTTTTTACCTGTGAAGTTTTTCTTTGACTGCTTGGAATTTTATCTAATCGGTTTTCTATCTGTTCAATCTTCCCAAAAAGTTCATCAAACTTCTGCATAAATGCACCTGTGCACTCGTCTGATAGGTCAAATTTCAATTTTTCAGTATCATGCGATAAATTGCTAACAGTATCATGCGAAACTGGCTTAAAAACGATTGTGCGAATTGTGCCATCTGCGTTCCAACTTTTAGCGTATATTTCTGTCATATCCTGTTTTGGGAAAAATGCAACGCTGCCATCCATTGGCACATCATTGGCAGTGATGTTTTCTACCGCCGGAACTACTTTTCCATTTATGCCAAAAGTTTGAACCGGGATCTGCTGCTGAATTTGCTGCGGTGCCTGCATATAATTTTGTGTATTATCAATGCGTGGCTGATTCATATACGGATTGTATGCGTACTGCTGCCCGTATTGCTGCATCTGCTGATTATAAATCGGATTCTGGTATGCTCCGCTCATATTCATCCTGTTTGACCTCCTCTAAAACATCTTCTATTGCGTGTATGATAGACGACTGCGTTGACAAGTCCAAGGACTGTAACTCTTTTCTGGCAAAAATTTTTTCAAGAACTTCATCTGAAAACACCACCATCCCTCCCTTTGATTATATTTTTGCATAAAAAAAGGCGGCAAAACCGTCACGATTCCGACAGTTTGCCGTCAAAAAATACAAAAAAAAAGAACGCATTAAGCGTCCATACATCCGTTCGTGTTACCTTTAGTGTTACCTTTGATTTTGACCTTTAGAAAAGACACCATTCAAAAACTCCTTTCTTTCAGTAAAATCAAGGCTTCACAAGGTTTTCTTAAATAAAAATAAAGTAGCGGAAGGGAGATTCGAACTCGGTATCAATTCTCTCAAACCCGCATAAATACTGAATTTCTTTATCTCCAAAGGTGTTACCTCGTGTTACCTTTTACATTGATAATGCTTTTGCAATATATTCCTGCATTTCACTCTCTGTCTTGTTATTAAAATAGTAATGATCGAGAGTTGTTCTGATATCTGTATGCCCCATTTGTGTTTTTATTACCGATTCTGGAACATTTCCATCTATCAACTTTGTTGCATATGTCTTTCTTGCCTTGTGAATTGAACGTTCACCAATTCCTATTCTATCACATATCACATATAGCCGCCTTGTAAATGCCTGACCTTTTATTCGTTTACCGTTTTTCATAAAAATATATTGCCCAAATGGATTGAGCATTTTTATTTTTCTCATAAGTTCTTTGGTATCTGCGGTAATTATAACATCTCTAAACCCGGCATCACTTTTAGGAAAATTTTGAACATCAAATACATATTTGCCATTATCATCTCTATATCTTATTTCTGTCTTTGATATATGTATCTTATTTTCTCCGACATCAGACCATGAGAGGGTAGATATTTCCCCAACTCTCAATCCTGTTTTAAATGCCAAAATAATGCCAAGTTCTATCAATGTAGGCTCATCTTCCATTACAAATCGTTCAATTA